TGAGTGGATTGCTAATGAATTAAAGAAATATTGTTACTAATCGTGATATCATATTGTTTCTAACTACGAGGATATATAAAGGAGTGTTATGGCAGATATAATTGTGAACCCAGACTGGTTAGCTGAACAGATGGGTGATAAAGCTGAAGAGTTCTTAGAGTCTATGAGAATTGTTCAAGACATTATTGAAAACCCAGATTTCTATGTTGGAGCACAGGCTTTGAAGTATGCCAATGTTCTTGCTGGGTATAGAACCATGATGATTGTTAAATCTCAAGTTTATAAGCGTAAGTCAAGTATTATGGGCGAACAAGATAAGTTTGTCAACGATATTTGGAAGACTATGTATGAGGCATTGGTTGAAAACATCAACGTGCTTAAAATAATTGGAAAAGGAAATAACTGATGAAAGCACTTAAGGCCTTAAAAGCGCCAAAAGAGGAATCAATTCCTAGAGAAGAAAGTGTTGAAAAAACATCTGCTGATCTTGAACAAGAGTTGATTGAAAAGATTGATGCCTCATTTCTTGAAAGAAATGAAAAGAAAATAAAGAAGGTTGGTGGGTTTCACCCTAGTTATACAAACCAATGTGCAAGATATTGGTATTATTTGTTTAATGGTGTAGAAGTTGAGACTTCATTTAATCCTCAGACTTATCGTATCTTTGATAATGGGCATAAAGTTCACGAACGTATTTATAGTTACTTGAACCATATGGGTATCCTTGTTGGAGAGGAAATCCCAGTAACTTATGATGATCCGCCCATTGAAGGCACTGCTGATGGTATAATTGACTTCTACGGGCGAAAGCTTATTGAGATAAAGTCAATCTCAATGGAAGGTTTTGAATATAGGAGAATTTATAAGAAGCCAAAAGATGATCATGTTAGGCAAGCACAAATCTATATGCGCTGCTTAGATCTACCACAAGCTTTTGTTATTTATGAAAATAAGAATAATCAACAAATTCTACCAATTTTAATTGATAGAGATGATGCTTTTATTGACAAATTATTTACGAAATACAGGAAGTTTTATAAAAACTTCACAGAGAATACGATCCCTGATCAACCATACAAAATGACATCTAAAAATTGTGGTTCATGCGATCTGTTTTCTCAATGCTGGTCAGGTACGAATGGAAGCAAGAAAGAAGAGCACGAACCTTTTTAAAGAGATTTTTTGTGCTAATGATGAATGCCTTGTAAGTTTTGTCCCCAAGACTTACAACGGCATTTATTGTTCATCAGAGTGTAGAAAAGTAGTTACCAACAGGAAACTGCTTGAAAAGTATTATACTGATAAATCAAATAAAACTAAGAAAAGAATTTGCATTACTGAAGATTGTTCAACAATCTTGTCAAGATATAACAAAGAAAAAATATGCGAAAGGTGTAAGACTGAAAGGTACATTGCAAGACTTGTTTCATGGGGATGGGATGAAGAAAAAATTAGGAAAGAGATGTTATGACTGTTTCCTCAATGTTATCCACCATGAAAGCATGCCGTGTTATTTCTTTAGATCCAGCATCTCATTCTTTAGCCTGGGCTATTCTTGATATGGATAAGAATGGAATTAAGATAGTTGATTGTGGTAAGATTGACTATTCACTCATTCCTGAAATATCTAATAAGTTTTCTAAAATTAAAAAAGAAATGCCTCTGATCTGCGATAAATATAAGCCAGATGTAGCAGTTATTGAGCAGTCTATTTTTATACAAAACTTCCAAGCTAGTCGTATCTTGTCTTATATAATTGGTTTTACTTGGGGTGAACTAGATGACTATTGCAAAATAGTTCAAGATGTAAACCCCTTAAAGTGGAAGTCTGGCATCGGCTATAAAAATCTTACAAAGAAAGACAGTAAAGACTTAAAAGATAAATATGGTGAAAAAGGAATACAGAAAAGACTATCTGAAGAAAGAAAGCAGCGTGTCAGAACTATATTGAATAATGTGTTTCCAGACTTTGATACAACTGTTGTAGATAGTGATATTACTGATGCTATTGGCATCGGCTTGTGGTATGGAGTATCTAATGGCTTTAGAACCTTATAAAGATAAAGAATTCTTATACGAAATGTATGTTAAAAGACGAATGAACCTTACAGATATTTGTAAGTTGTTACAGAAAAATTATAATGTTGAATTAAGTCCTCAAGCATTATATAACTGGGTTAAGAAATATGATTTACTTAAGTACCGGGGTAAAGGTCGTAATCTTAAAAATACGTCTAATCGTCGACCTAAGTCTCCGATGCAAGAGTTAGTTGAAAGAAAGAGAAGAGAAATGCAGAAAGCAAATGCTTTAAAAAAGAAAGGTAAATTACGATGAGAAGAAATGTTAGTATTAAAGACATTACAACTTTTGCTCACCTAGATATGATCTATAATCAAATCAGGGTTCTAGAAGCAAAGCAGAATGCTACTGAATCCAAGTGTCTTGGTTCTGGTGGTTGCTGCAAGATTGGCTTAACAATTCCAATGATGGAATGCGCCAGTATTGCCTTTCATATTCGTCAAGAATATTATTTAAAAATGGAAAACTCTGGCGAAGATGAAGCAGATAAGTGGATTATGTCTGTCATAGATGCGTTAAAAGATGCGATGCATGATGAGACCTATAAGCCTGGTGGTGAAACTAAAAGACATTGTGCTTTCTATAAAGGTGGTTGTACCATCTATGGGTTTAGACCACTGGTTTGTAGATCGTTTGGCACAATAACTAATGTTGATGACTATTGCCCAAGAATTAGAAACGAAAATGGTTCTCTTGACCATTACGGTGGTCCAGCAGTGAAAAGAATTGTTGAAGACTACCAGAGTTTATTGAAGCAGTATGCTTCTGATAAAGATCAGAATTATAACCTGACAGTATATATGCCTTTAGGTGTCCTTAGTTTCCTGCTCACAGATGAAGAATTAATGGAATTAAGAGACTCAACCGATGATAAATTCTGGAATGGCATCATTGGCTGGTTTAACTATAGAGTTGAATTCACTAAAAATCATGGGTACCCTCTAGATGTTTTGAAGAAAGAGTCAAAAGATTCTAAAATACCTATTGCATTTTCCATTGAAAAATAGTTTTTATTAAAATATTAGTCAGGAAAGGGGGTATAATGTCAATAGAGATTGAAAAAGTAGAAGAATCAGATATTTTAATTTCTGATTTAGGTTCTATTAAACTTTATAAGGTTGTTGAAAATAAAGATGATTTACTGGAGAAAATTAGCGAGCAATCTAGCTGATGGTTATACGTATGCATCTGACAATATATCCTCAAGACTAAAAGACGTAAAAGTCGTTGGTCTTGAGGATATTTGTGTTTCTGATCATAATGTTAAAAGTATATCTGTAAATATTAATTCTGGTATACAGTTCATACCAGAACCTGACCGCTCTTCAATTCTAATAAACAACTGTTTACCATGCGATTATAGTTATAATGGCGATTACGTTGTTGGTTTTACTTATTGGGAAACAACTATGCTGCCACCTGAATGGGTAGTTGAAATGAATAAATGTGATGAAATATGGACAACATCAGCCTGGGCTAAGACCTGTTTTATAAATAGCGGGGTTGTAGTGCCAGTGTTTGCTTTTGATCTTGGCGTTGATACTGATATTTTTTATCCAAATCATAAGAAAAATAATAACGACTTTACGTTTTTGCATATTGGTAGCCCATCCACTAGGAAGAATACTCAACTTGTCGTAGACGCATTTTTAAAATTGTTTAAAAATAATGATAGATACAAGTTGATTTTAAAAAGTAGAGGAACTCCTGATGCTAGATACTTTGTTAATGGTGATAATGCTCTGGGTAAGAATGAGCAAATTAAAGTAATAGAAGATTACTTAAGTGAAGAAGATTTGGCTGATTTAATAAACTCGGTTGATTGCTTTGTATATCCAACAAAGGGCGAAGGTTGGGGTATGTCTCCTTTTCAATCTATTGCTTGTGGTATTCCTACCATTTGTACTAATGAAACGGCCTGTACTGAATTTGCACACCTTTCAGTGCCATTGAGCGCCCCTCTGACATCATCTGGTCAATTCGGTATTTATTGTAATGGTGAATGGGCAGACCCAAAAATTGATGATTTATGTGATAAAATGATGTATGTAGTTAATAACTATGATGAAGTTTTAAGCAAGACTATGAATTCATCTATCTTTTTAAGAGATAATTATTCATGGGATTCTGTGGTCTCTGGCTATAGAAAAAGGATTTTGAAGATACAAGATGTCTGAAATAGAAAAAGCTAGTAAAGATATTATAACTGAACTAAAAGATATTGAAGACGCTGGTGTTTTACATATCAAGGGCTATTCGTATAATGAAATAGGTTCATTGCTTAGCGTCAGCACATCTAAGGCTAAAGAATATGTTGAACAATACAAGCATGTCTTGCAAAGGCGAGCAGATTCTGACCCGTATTTTCTAGAAAAAATTCAGTTTAATACAATCAAAGCATTACAGGAATTTGATCAATTAAGTAAGGAAGCGTGGGAGACTGTCTCAATTGCAACTGATCATGGGATGGTCGCTGTAAGAATTCAGGCCTTGAAGTTGGCTGCTGATATTGCTGTTAAAAAGGCTAACTTGCATAAGTTGATGACTGGCACAAATTCTACTGATAGTGACTACATTGCCCGGATGCAAAAAGCAGAGAGTGTCAACCAAATTTTATCAAAAATTTTAAGAGATGTTATCTCACAATACCCAGATGTTGCAGAGCAAGTTAGAAGCGAATTGTCTTTGGCTTTTGAGATAATGAATGGTGATGTTGCTGACGCTTCAGATCCAGAAACATATGTTGCTCCAGATATTCAAGACGCAGAAGTCATTGAGGAATAGAATTATTTATATTCAATATTCTAAAAAACATTTGAATAGGCTTCAAAATGAAGGCCTAATAAAGGTAGGGAAAAGTGTTTTCAACTAAAGGTGGTTTAATATGTCCGACTTTCTAGGAATGAATTTGGAATTCAAAGACTTTGATAGATTGTTAAGACAAGAAGAACTTAGCATGGAACCAGTATCAATTGAGGTATTTGTTCAAGATAAAAAATATCTTGGTCTTCCACCATTGTCTCCTATTCAGTTGGAAATTGTACGTCATTCTACACAAATTTTGAAGAAGCATACGCTGCAAAAATTGATGGGCGAAAAAGAAGGCGAAGAATGGTATACGAAGTATACGGATAATGAAGTTATTTGTATGTTAGGTAAAGGGTCAGGGAAAGACCACTGTGCAAGAATCTCTATTGCGTATACGGCATATATTCTTCATTGCTTAAGAGATCCTCTTGGCTATTATGGCAAGGCAAATGGTGTTTATATTGACTTGCTTAACCTAGCTGTTAACGCGCAACAAGCTCAAAGAGTTTTCTTTGAGCCTTTGAAAAACTTATTGTTGTCATCACCATTCTTTAATGAGGTAGGATTTGAACCAAGAGTTTCTGAAATCTTTTTCTTTTCTAGACCTGTTAGATGTTTCTCAGGTCACTCTGAAAGTGAAGGCTGGGAAGGTTATGAAGTGTTAAGTGTAATCCTTGACGAAATCTCAGCATTTAAAACTGATGCTGAATTGCGTGGAGAAACTAGATCTAAAGGATCTGCATCAGCAATTTATAACATGAGTAAGTTATCTGTTATGTCTAGATTCCCAGAAGTAGGTAAAGTTATTCTATTGTCATTCCCTAGATATAAAGGTGACTTTATTCAACAAAGGTATTTTGGTGCTGAAAAGACTAAAGAACCTAAAACCTGGTTTATTAAAGCTGCAACATGGGAAGTTAATCCAACGATTAAGCGTAGCGATTTGGAATCGGAATTTATTAGAAATCCAATTGAAGCAAGGGCGCGATTTGAATGTGAACCGCCTAATATGGAAGACGCATATTTTAGAGATGCTGATCTAGTAAGAAAAGCATTTAACTATGCTGAAGATCCTATTGATGAAGAAGATGGCTCATTTAAACCCTGGTTTAACAGTACAGATGGCTATACAAGATTTATTCATATTGACTTAGGTTTGAAAAGAGACAGGGCTGCTCTTTGTATGGTGCATTCAGCTGGGTTTAAAGAAGTCAAAACATCTATTGGTACAGAACACTTACCAGTAGTTAATGTTGATTTAATTCATTCATGGGAAGCATCAGTTGGAGCAGAAATTAATTTCTCTTCTGTTAGGCAAATGATTGTTGACCTATGTAGAAAATTCAATGTAGGCTTAGTTACATTTGACCGCTGGCAATCTGTTGAAATGATTCAATCATTAAGATCACAAAATATTAATGCAGATTTCCATTCAGTTAAGAAGTCTGACTATGACACTCTTATGACAACAATTTATGATACTAGATTACGTGGTTATTGGAATGAGCTTCTTGTTGAAGAGGAATTACTTAAATTAAGATTGTTTAATAACAATAAGATTGATCACCCTAATAGTGGTTCAAAAGACTTAGCAGACGCTTTAGCCGGGGCTACATTCAATTGTATGCAGCATATGTCTTATGATGCCGAAATTGAAATAGAAATACTAACGCCCGATAAGGTTTGGGATTACGATGAGGATCAGCCAGATGCTGGCACTGTGAAAATGTATAATAGAGATCTAGGTGAATTCGTTTCAGGGGACAATTCCTCTGCCATAGATTTTGCCTCTAATGAAAGATGGATAGAAACAATATGAGTAATCAATTAAATATAGATATGAATGAACTTATTAACGCGCTTAATTCGCAGGTAGCTGCATATAATTTGGAATTAAATGTTGCTAAATTGTATATCGCAAAGCTTGAGAAAACTGTGAACGAATTGACTGCAAATGCTAGTAGTGCACAACCTCAAGTATCTAATACGAATAAGAGCAAGAATTAATCTTTTTTTTGAAACAAATAAGATTTTTAATTTTTCTGGCTCCTTGCTGAAAATCCTGTGTTATAGTCATATCTGTCAAGGGCGACTAGCCCATAACCAATAGAAAAGAGAATCAAATGTTTAACCTGTCAAAAGTTGATACATTCCCCGAACTTACTCGTTCTGGTCGTGTTAGCAATGAACTAAACCAAATCATTGATGCTTTGGTTGCCTCAGCAGAAAACAATGATAAGTTTGCCCTTACTGGAATTACAGCAGGAAAGGCATACAATTCAATGCAACAGCGTATTCGTGCTCAGGCTAAGAAAATGAATTTCAAGGTTGTTATTCGTTTTGATGCACAAGAAGAGAAGTTGTATTTCAAGGCTTCAAAGAATGAAATGACTGATTCAAATATCATTGAATCGGGCGTAAAATCATCCGAAATAAAGTCCATCAAAACAAATGCTACTAAAGTATCTGTTAAGTAATTTTTAAGTAAATAAAAAATATCCAAAAGCCCTACGGTTTAGACACCGTAGGGCTTTTTTTTTGCTATAATCTTTCTATGCTTGAAACTGTACCACAAAATATTGAAATTACATCTGAACAAGTTGAATCTTGGCATCCATTGATTTGTCTTCCTTGTTACGATAGGCAAGTAACTGAACCTTTCCTTATGTCTACCATAAAGGCAGTTGTTGCCTTTAAAGAGTATGGCATGAAGTTTGGTATTAGTACATTAAGTGATTCATTAATTTCTAGAGCTAGAAACCAACTTGTTGCTAAGTTTATGGCTAATGAAAACTTTACACACCTTCTTTTTATTGATGTTGACCTCGGATATAACTATGAAGATATTCTAAAGATGCTATGGCACGATAAAGAAATTGTAACAGGCGCTTATCCAATTAAAGAAATTCTTTGGGATAAAGTCGTTAAACTTGTTAACGATAATTGTGAAAAAGATAAGATTGCAGAAAAAAGCACAAGGTTTGTTATTAATGCTACAACTAAAGATAGCAATAAGGTAACAATGGATAATGGTGCTATTTCAATTCATGATGCTGGAACAGGATTCATGTTGATTAAACGATCTGTCTTTGAAAAACTATTTGAGGCGTATCCAGAGTTAAAGTATAAAGATGATACTGGTGCTCTACAAGGTACAGAAAGAGATAATTCCTATGCCCTATTCAATAGTTATGTAGATGAAGATGGAAGATTTTTATCAGAAGATTATGGATTCGGTAGGTATTGGCAAAAAATTGGCGGCCAAGTTTGGGTCGATCCTTCTATTGAATTAATGCATTTAGGTCGTTATGAATATAAGGGTAAGCTTATTGATTGGATAGTAGACAATGCTACTATTGAAGACAAAATTGACTAGGAAATCCGAAAAAATCTAAAGTATGAAATATCGCCCGGAATATATACTAAATTTCTGTTAAAATTAGTATAAGGATTCTGTGGTGTT